CTCCAACGTACGGACCGCAGTAGATCCAATTTTACCCATAGCAGTTTTAGGTACATTTACCACATCATAGCGAAGGCCAATTTCATTAGCAATTTTACCTTCGCCTATCTCATGGCCTAGGATAATTTCCTTAGCGACAACTAGGCTAGAATGAAGAGAATCAAATGCAGAAGCTACCTCAGAAATCCACATACCCTCCATACGCATTTTACCAGTCTCTGCGTCCCTTGCAAAATACGTGGGAAATGGCCTAGTAGCCTTATCTATCGGTGGGGCACCAACAAACGAAGCAGCCAGCCTAGCTGCATAATAGGCATTACCTACTACCATGTTCATTGGACTAATTATCAAGTGCTCATAAATGCCAGTCGACTTGTTACCAAGCATATTTTTAGCTTGGGTCCGCCAGCTGTATAACATATTGTTATACCGAATGTTCATAACCCACTGGCCGACTGTCTCACCGAAAAGTTTCTTACTACCTTTGTTCATATTGGCGATTTGATCGCCTTCTCGCCGCATAAAATTATGAAGCGTGTTTATCGCACGAATGGTATTAGCTCGTCCACCCTGTAAGCTAATGCTATCAAGGACGGACTGAGTGAAATCATACCCCGTTTCTGTGGGTCTGGTTTGCAGCTGCCTTAATTTCTGGGCAGCGTTACGGCTAACGCCATAGAATAAGTCACGGACCGCAGCATATTTAGTATGGGCGTTATTAAAGATCGCCAGTTCCTCGTCCGTAAGGGCGTATATGTTCTTCGGCTTACGGAATCCAGTCTGTTGAATCTTGACCATGTTACGTCTAATCAACATCGCTAGTTCAACGCTCATAGCGTTAAACGTATCACGTAACCACCGCATGGTGGTCGGGTCCCAATACGTATGAAGCTGCTTAGCAGTTATATCAACACCCATTGCCTGGAGAGCCGCGACATTTTTCAATATCTCTTTCTCAGTCATTCTAGGCTCTTTAAGCGGGTGCTCAGATAATTCCTCAGCCATCTTCATAACAATGGCAGCATCGTCGGTGAAGGGTGATAGTTCCATCACCCCGGCCATTTCAGGTATCGCTCTTTCAGTTACCTCGAAATCTTTACGTCGGGCATTGATAATTTTGCCGGTAGTCCGTTGCTGGAGCCGGAACCACCCATTCTTGGTCTTACCGATAATCTCCCATGTGACACCCTTAGGATCTGGCTTTCGCACAAGACCTTCACGCGTTAAAGTGCGTTCTCCAGTCTCTACTGTCTCTCTAGTGACAACCGTGGTTCCTCGCGTTCCAGCAGATTTGGCCTCAATCGGTATGTCTTTCAATTCATCCATATCAGCGATTAGCTTAGCAAGTGACCTAGACTCAGCGTAACTTACCGGCGTAGGTGGCTTTTCTCTGGGGGGTATTGTCGCATCCGTGGCACGACGTTTTAACCCTACCTTATCAAGAAATAAGTCCATCTTTGTTGGGTCTTTGATCCAAACTACCATTTCATCTGGTGAATCAATAACATCATCGAACTTAAGATTCATTTCATCCGCTGCGTCGATTACATGGGTCGCGCCTTTAGGAAATATAACATAATCATCCCCCTGTTCGATGATATCTTGCACAAAAGCCTCATTTCTAACCTGAGCTTCTGTTCTTTTCTTGCCAATTTGAGCGGATAACGCGTCTATGTCCACTTTACCGAGTCGATCCCGAGGAATCTCAAAATCAAGATCAAACATAATCTTCATGGCTTCTAAGGCATCTTCATCACGCTCGCCCATTAAGTCAAGAACTCGTAACTGTTCTCTTATGTCCCCAACTAAATTTTCATGGGGGATATCAGCAAATGGGGTATCACCAACAGCATCAGTGGCCCTTTTCCTAGCGGCTGCGGCTATTTTATCAACCCACTTACCAGCTGCATAGCCTAAACTACCACCAAGTCCACCGCCAAGCGTAACTCCAAAAGCACCCATCTTAAGCATCTGCCATGGGTCAACGTCTTCACGGACTTTGGCTGCTTGTTCAACTTTTTGCCTAGCATAATCATAGCCAGTAGCTATTGCACCGCCCTCGATTCCAGCAGCAACACCGCCCCCTATACTTAGTTTAACGGCTTGTTTTAACGCTTTCTTAGCCAACAACTTAGCTGCACCCTTCGAAGCTAGGCCGCCAACACCAAGACCCAGGTAAGTAGTCGGATCAGTGGCAAGGTAGGCTAAAGCTTTACCGAATTCTCCTGCCCCACCATCTGAATGATCATACATGTTAAGTAGATTCAGGAATGCTAACGCAACTCTTGGGTCCTCTCTCGTTACAATCTTACGCGCCCAATCCTGGGTCATTAATAGGTTCCAATTAAATCCCTGTATCTGATCTTTGGCCCATTTTCTTACGAACCCATCAGTGATATCTTGGTCCTCTAAATTAACAAACCCTTTTAGTGCATCTACAGAATATGCCTGATAAACGATCTTAGCATTTTCTAGCCACTCGTCGGTTTCTATCATTTCCTTCGTTGTAGGCTCGATGTAATTTGTGGCCTCAGCTTCCGGGGGTGCCTTCCAGTATCCCTCTATTGCCTCTAGCTCGGCGTCCCCGTCGTCCCCGTCGTCCTCGGCAGCCCCTTCCGATACCTCTCCGGGCGCACCGGGACCACCGTCCTCGTCACCGGGACCGGGGGTCGGTACATCCATCGGGGGTGGCGTCTGCGGCCCTCCCGTGGCCCCTCCAAGTAGCTCATTTATGGCAATGCCCTCGTCCTCCTGGGCATTCATGAAAGTATCAAGTACTACAGGGTCTGGAACACGCTCGTCGGGTAAAGATTCACGCCACGAGTCGAAAGGTCCCCTAATGCCAGCAGCCTCAAGCTGGGCATTCTTATCCTCTTCCACGCGCTGTTGGAGGTCATTTAATGATTGAGAACTTTGATCTTCTTGTGCCATTACTGTTGCTCGAATTGTTGCTCAAGTTGGTGATATAGTGGGCTATCGGGTTCTAGTAATAACTGCTGCCCATTGGGCGCTAAACCCTGACCACGGTAAAATGCATTAAACTGGGCCGCCATACTATTTGCTCTTGCAGGATCAAGACGTCCTTCATTGAACTCCCTTATTAGCCATGCCTCAAAAATGGTTTGTTGAGCAGCATTAAATACATAGGGGTCATCTTTTACGCCAGTGCCTAAAACCCCGTGTCTGCCCCGAGCCTCCGAGAATAATTTTACAAATTCCCTGGCCACAGGTTCATCGTAAAGGGCAGGGTCATATCGTTCCCGATTCAATCGCACAAATTCACCTGGTTTAGCGTCGATACCAAATTCGTTCATGTACCTAACCAATGCCGATCTGAATGCTAAGGCTGCATTTATATTAGACTGATTACCCATGAGATTGCCCATGATATCAGTAACCTGGGATATGTGCTTAATATCGTCCCAAGCGAAGTTAAATGCAAGATTCTCTATAGCGGCTGCCTCCGCCGCATCAATTTCTCGCATCAGAACAGCCGAATCAGTACCAGTTATCCAGGGAGGCGTATCTGTAGGACTATTCCCCGCAGTAATGCCTGTGGTTCCAGACGCAACTTCTATTCTAAGAAGATTTGCTTTATCTGAAATAGTTAGCCCTGACCCACCTACAAAACGTAAAGCCGTGATCTTGGACCGCATGTGCGATAGCAGTATTGGATTCGTATCTCTAGAACTACCAGAGCCAGCCAACAAGGCAGTACGGAATCCTAAAGCAGCCTCAGCTGATATATTACCCCCCCGTAGGTCGGTATCTATCTTATCTAATGTCAATTTATTATTCAGCAGCAAGCTGGCGAGGGCTATCTTACCATCCTCCCATCTTTCAAGTTCCTCCTGCCGAAAGTCTCTTTTCCGTTCATCGGCTATATTAAATATTGTACGCTGCTGAGCCGGAGTAAGGGTGGTACCCCCCGTTATCATTTGTTCCTCGATCCGTTGAACTGCGTCAGCGGACGTGGCCTCTTGAATGTCCCTAGTTAGATCAAACTGTTCGATCCTATTTACGATCTCAATTTCTTTTTCCGCGACCCAAATAGGGTCCTGACCAAGTACCAATTGCCGAGCTAAAATCTCTCTAGTTTGCGTCAATCGCTCTGTGGGAGTCCCATCGGATGATATAATATCATCTATGGCCCTAAGAGCCTGGGCTTGATTATACGCCCTGCCCTTTTCAATATTTGATATGCCGATTGCAAGGGCACCGGGAGCGCTATAACGTGTACGCATTTCCCCAACGAATTTGGCCCGTGCAACTCTATTCTTAATCTGACCTGCATAGTGCTGTATTATTTGCTCAGAACCAATGTTCCACCACTCTTCTGCAATTTCATGTGTATATGCAAATGGTTTTCCGACTTGCTTCTCATTCCCTAGTTCATCAAGCACAGTAAAACCAACCTCATGAACAATGAAGTCTGGTACTTCTTCTGTAGGAATGGTCTTCGTGGCCGTTAACCTAGCCCGAAGTTCCTGCAAAGTCTTAGCGGTAGCACCTGTGGCCTCAGCAATCTCAGAATCAGTGTCCTGCAACGCCACCAACAAACCACCGGCCTGAGCTACAAGCTGACCTGCAGCTTGCCCCTTTCGAGCGTATTGAGGCTGCGGAACATTCCCCAGAGCATATTCACCCACGGGCTGTTGTACAATGGCTGGTAACTTTAATGGCATTATTATGTACCTGTTGGGCTGCCCTTAGTGGTTGTAGTACCCCCACCACCAAGCCCACCATATATAGACAGACCAGTTGAAACACCACTACTAATGGAGCCAAGTACATTAGCACCGTGAGCAGCGCTAGCTCTCGCATAGCCAATTTTTCGGGCTTCCTCAGCGAATCTACGCATCCAGTCAAGCTCAAGCTTAAATTCTCTAGCCATCGTGTCTAAATAACCTTGGGCCGAAGAACCGAATGTATGCAAAACGCCAGTATGCTCACTGAACGCTTTAGCGGTCCCTTTGACCTGCTCTTGCGTGAATCTACGCCTACGTATCTTCTCAAGATTATCCCGATAAGCGAGTTCAGCCTGTGCCTGATCAACATCCTTTTGTTTTCCGGCACCAACTATACCAAACCCGGCCTGAGCGATACCGATTGCTGCTGCGACCCATCCCATTATCGTGTCCTCGTACCTGTGAGCAAATTGCTCTGGATTCTTTCCGTTCGTCCCTGTCTTCCATCAGCATACTGAGCTTCAGCAAGTTTGTTCATGTACATTATTTCCATATCTTCTTTCAACTTCCTGTTTTCAGTGAAAGTTAACGCTGTATCCGCTGCAAGTCTAGCAGCCAATGCATGAATGAAAGATGGACTAAATAAATCAGCATTTGTCACCCGAACAATAAAGATACAGTGTATTACTTCCTCTCTCGCAAGGATATGGTTACCCTCTCTGATCCAGTCGGCATTTACACCGGTTCTGGACCTTACCTGACTGAACAAAGTAGCACCCGCGCTTTGGGGCCGTAATACCCTGTGTACGAATAATACGTCGCTTGGAATTAAAAACTGGTTATCAAATCCAAACGCTGGTGCCGGGACTATAGGAGCTAATACCTCCCGCCTTATTGCAAAGGTCCAGGCATTATCATTCAATACCTTATCACGGGATAGCTGATAATTAGCATCCATGACCTGTGCTTCATGTTGCTCATCAGTTAACGCGTTAATCTGATTCTGACCCAGCCAAGACAGAGCAAGATTCACTATTTGTGTTGGACTAGTAGCCATTATACTTCCTCAGAGATAAGCTTACCAAACAGGGCTAATACCTCTGTCTGTAGCGGCTTATCTTGTGTAACATTTAATTCCCCCTGATCCGTACCAAGCTCAGAGTATTCTTTGTCCTCTGTCATAAACGGCTCACCCTCGCCCATAGGGGTTACTGGTGTGCGATCCTTAGGTGGTTCACCATTAACTAATGGAGCAATTGAATTATTAAGTCGTAGATGAATCTTGTTCCACCTGCGTTTAGAAGATTGAGAGGAGCCTCGATTAGAAACCCCTTCAATTGGTAATAACTGCCAGTTATTTGAATAGAATAAACCTACATAAGCAACATTGCCTGTTTGCGCGGCCCAATCCTCAAATGGTGAAGATACACCAGCAATTACTGTAATATTTGGATGTACTGTGTATGATCTTGTTTGTATGCCGAATAGTCCGGTATCAGTTCGTTCAACCACACAATTTACGCTCTGATCAGTTAAAAAATCGATATCAGAAATGGTCTTAGTTACGGGATCAATAAGACGCTCAGCCCAACTATCTATCGCTATTGGTGGTAAAAGTAAATTATCAAATGATAATACTTCATGGCCGGGTAATTGTGTACCCGGGAATCCAACTCGATTAATAACCAACCACAACTTAGCTCCCTGTGATGTATTAATCTTAGTTATGTCCATGATCTGGTTTGTCAACTGAGAGCCATTTGGCCCTTGATTAAGCAATCCAGGCTTACTTTCATCACCATATTCCCTATTGCCATTATACGCAGTTCTATAACGCCACCATCCGATAACTTCCTCCGGATAGAAGTACGTGGCCATACCCATCGTACCATCCGTTAATAGGAAAACTGCTTGATAAGCCGGTTCATCGAGATAAATCATACGACGTACCGGAGTACTGAATATTTCTTGGGCCAGAAGACTCATTTCCTGACCATCCCAACCAAAATTTGTGCCGCCTTCATCCGCAAATGTTCGTATTCTTTGACGACTATTGGATGTAAAGACCATTTCCCGACCAACTTCTATCGGTTGTATGCAATTTGATCCCCAATCCGTTTGCTTCGGGAAGGAGAAATCATCAAAAGCAATCACACCTTGTAGTGATGTACCTATCACTTCCGAGATATCAGTAAGTACTACTAATTCCTTCCTACTGGTAAGAGTCTGTATATTGCCAGAAGACGATAACGGAAACAATAATGGATCAGCTTTATCCGCTGGACCAGCATTATTAAAATTCTGATAATCACCAGACGCTGATCCCCAAATCGTAGCAGGCTCATTTGGGGAACCCGCTAACCATAAACGGCCCTCGTGAATAGTCCCAGCTGCCGGGAAATTATTTGTTGCCCAAGTATCCGGAGAAGGAGGCTGAAATACAGTAGGTAATAATATAGAGGATATTGGCTCAAATGTCCATTCCCCTACAGCAAGTCTTAGTCGATGAGTTTCAACCTCGGGGTGCATGAAATACGCAACCTTCTCGCCCGGGTCCATAACATACTGTAAACATTCTAACTGTACAGTAGTATAAGGTGATACGAATTCAACAGGAGTACCTGACCCACCTGACAGTGGCGCAATCCATTGCATAGGGGGAATAAACCCGATCAAATTATCCTCGCCACCACACCCAGTACCAAGATTAAGAACCGGCACAGGTGTCAAGGCCCCGGTCCATACCCATCCAATGCTGAAATATAAAGTATTATTACCTACACCGGGGGTAAAAGTGATTACTACATCATTCGTAATATTCTGATTCAGTATCTGAATATCTTCAGTGTGAATATCATTCCCACCCGGGGTAGTGCCAATGACAAGTCTCCACCTAGGATCGGCCCACGGAAACGGCAGAAGCGGGTCATAAACAGCTGGATTTTGTGAAGCTGATGTGGAGCTTATGGTATATGAGAACCTGAATTCATTAAGTTCAAGTTCCGAGCCAGCAGGGAGTATAACAGGCGATCCAACGGTGTTTCCAAGCCCACCAGCGTTAAATCCGCTAGGGGCACCCTTAGTATGGCCATGGAAGAGGACTGACCGGGGCATACTGCCCCCTAATACCGTAGCTATGCTATATGAGCAAAAGGCATCTTGAGGAAAGCCAGGATCAGTGGCAAAAATATACTTATTTTCTTCTGTTTGCCAATCGGTACTATTAACACCCGGGCCGAATGCTACGTTAAGCCACCCTGGGTCAACGATTAAATTACCAGTATTACCGCCGGTAACAGGCCCCCCATCAATCGAACTACGGACAGTAATGGTATCGGAGCCAACCTCAACAATTGCATCCTCATCGATGCCACGTTGAAAGGTAAATACCCGAATTCCAGTGTTTCCGACTTGGCCGGATTGCCAATTATCGGCATCAACGGGTGTAACATACAAAGACCCACTGCGTAAACGAATAGGCCCTTGAACCATCGGCCTCCAATTTACAGCAGCGGCTAATCCTCTTGCGTATACATCCGAGGTTACCCGGCCACGGATGCGTTGCCCGATTTCTCCAGCGCTAAAAGATTCTTGTATTGGTGATACACGGGCCATTGTTACCCTATAAGCCAGTCAATTTGTCGTTGAAAAAGGTAGCCGTGACCTTTCGTTTTCAGGTGATCACACCAGATATCGTAAGAAATTATCGCAGCATTGTTATTCAGTCTACGCAAATGCTCTGCGTACACATTTGAACACTCTTGCTCTGATAATTTATCCTCATTAAATAGAACAAACCGCTTCTGTCCCCCCGGTACTTCTGGCACCTGCACAGCCTCATAAACCATGCTCCAGTGATCATCATGTAAAGTACACGCGGATAAGATAAAAACAATGACTAGAAGTAGATAAATCCTCATAAGTTATCGATCTTAGCTTGAATGGCTGTACGAGCCTGCGCTAATGTGCGATTAGGCAAACTTTCAATAGCGCGTAAGACATTAATTTCATCAATTAAAACTTCCACCAATGCCCTGAATAATCTCCTACTATCGTACAAATCTTTCTCCTTATCCCTGGAAATAGCAACTCCAGCCGCCGCAGTTGCAGCATCGATGTTCGCCTGATCAGCAACGTAAGTTGCGAGCGCCGCATCAAGTGCGGCTTGGGTTACATCGGTAACTTCTAATTCATTCGTTGGTGGATCGAATAAAGTTAGGTTAGGATTGCCACCCGCAATCTCAGCAATTTTTCGTAGGTCTTGTCCCGGTGTCGTAATTACTTTAGCCATTAGAGTAACCTTGTTACTTGAAGCGTAACATTTTCCGCAGTAAAAATCTCAAGTCCCCCAGTATCCGGTATCTGATTTAATTGTAATGTAATAAAATCACTAGCAGACAGATTAGCAATAAATTCATTGCTTAAATGGGGATTCATTCGTCCCTCATTAGCACCGTCACCGACCGAAGTATCCCGAAATGCGCTTTGGTTTGTTATCGAACCATTTATGCCGGTTCCTGCATCGTTTAATCTCACTCTTCCCTGCACAACTACTAAATCGCTACCGGTTGTGAGTTGATTATCAATATCTAATTCATATGCAATCTTATATGTGCCAGTCTCTTTGACGACAATTCTATCCGTAACAGCATCGTGTTCAATTACCGCATCGTCAGTTTCAACATCTGTTGCATCGAGTGTCACATCAACAAAGGATGCGATTATTGTGAAAGATGTTGTGCGTCGTGCCTGAACCGCATCATTCGCAAGACCACCACCACCAAGGTCTGATTCGGTTAATACTCGTTCCAGGCCACCGCCGGTATCTTGGTTATTAGCTTGAAGCCCACCAGCGGATGCTGCTACAGTACGAGTAGATTCCTCCCCGTCACTAATTTGAGACATTGAACCATTGGCAACAGAACCAAGACCTGTATTGGCATCAAATTGCCTTACATTTATGACTGGGTTCGTAGCAGAAGGAACCTCAAGAAGCATTCTTGGGCCTGTTGCTGATTCTACCCCAATACTCCCATCAACAGTAAATGCTGAACTGTTAAGGAACATTTTACGGACGCCACCAATACTCGCATTTAGCTGGGCGACACCACCTGTCCAGAATCCTTCTCCGCCAGAGTTAAATGCTAAAGATGGAGTTCCTGCTGCTCCATCAGGTAGAAGTAACTGCGACCCATCAAATTCAAAACCCGCAAAACCTTTAATGGTTCCATCACCAGTCCACACTCCAATTTGATCAATAAGCGGAGTATCGACTTTGAATACGTCCCCACCACCACCAATGAACGTAGCAAGCTGGTCCATCGTGGCTTCGGACAGCACCCCACCGTCATTGACGATCATGGTATCTGCACCTACCAACACGCCCGATGCTGGTTGTGCCGTGATTGCAGAGACAGCCAAAGCTAGAGCCGTGGCTCCAGTTACCTGTCCGGTATGCGTAGCGTTCGTAACCTTGGCAGTATTAGCGGCGACCGCAGCGTTATTGCCAACTTCGGTATCAAAGTCACTGATTTGTGATGCCGGGATAGAAATCGCAGCTTGTGTAAAATGTTCAGAGGTAAGGAAATTCAGAAGTTGGTCATGATCAAGTGCGGCTACATGTTGGGTGACAGCACTTTCCGGCACATTCGCGTCCGGAATATCAGCCCACGTAACAATAACAGATAGATCGTTAACTTCGCTGGCTGCAACCAAAAAGTCACTCACATCGGCAGCTTTCAGCAGCCCGTCCGTAGCATCCAATAAGAGGACTTTATCTGTCGCTACCGCAGTAACAACAGCCTTATTTGAAATTATGGGCGGGGCTGCGGCCAACGCTCCCGAGCCTGTAACTTCATCGGTATGAGTGGCATTGCTAACTTTCGCTGAATTAGCGGCAACGTCTGCATTGTTCGCTACTTCTACATCGAAATCACTGATCTGCGATGCCGGAATTGAGATCGCAGCTTGTGTAAAATGCTCACTCGCCAGAAAATTGAGCAAAGCATCGTGGTCAATTGCAGCTACATGCTGGGTCACCGCACTTGCAGGTACATTTGCATCTGGGATATTGGCCCATACAACAGCCGCTGTAAGGTCATTTGTCTCGGTAAATGACGTCAGATAACCGGCAAGGGCATGATTACCCCAACCAAAAGCAGTATTCCAGTTCCCAAATGCCGCACCAGTAATTTGGCTCTCGATAATGGTTAATGCAGCTTCGTGCTGTGTGACCGCACTTTCCGGTACGTTCGCATCCGGAATATCATCCCATGTAACGATAGAAGTAAGATCGTTGACTTCTACGACACCACTTGGTGCAATACCAATTACAAGGATAATGTCCGTGTTGTTGCTGGGTTCTGTGCCATTCTCGAGGATATTGGCAATGATAACCTTTCGATATGTGCCTTCATCTGTAACAGCGCCACATTCAACGAGAACGTTATTAGCAGAGACCGTCTTATCCTGAATATACAGGATAGCACCGGGCACAAGCAAAATGTCCAGAAAGAGTGAAACATCTGTTGGCCCACCACTGTTTGTTTCAGCGATATAAAGTTCAGTTGCCAATGAAATATTGGCATTATCAAACCTAATTTGTCCACTAGCCGGTGGCTCGCCTGTCTCAGTGCGATATTTCCACACTCCCAATCCTTGAGGCGATTCGGGAAGAGTAACCAAACTCAATATTTGAGTAAGTGTGGTTTGAAAATCAACACCGGCCTTATTTGTTGCAAAGCTATCAGTCCCTACAGGGGCTGGATTGGGGGTTGCTGCTGAAATTTTAAGATCGGCCATGATTATGGTGCCTCTGTTAACCAAACTCCGCCACTTTCAGTAGCCCAAGAGTCAGTTGATCCTTCTAATTGCCAATTACTTACACCGGGGCCACCACCAAAGGAGCCGCCAAGAGTATCCCAAAAGAAAAACATTCTGTCATTCAAGGAGCCTGTAGCTCCGTGTAAACCAAGGACCGTATACCACATATCATTAACATGCCCGGGAGCTGCCCCCTGAGCAATGAGCATGGTACGAATTCGGTCGTTTAAGGTCTTACCAGTACCACCATTAGCCTCCGCCCACACGAACAGAAGATCATTAGTATGCGGGGGCGCTAGAGGGAATTGCGCCCGTAGCGCTGCGTGACGCGCATCGGAAAAATGAGGCATTGTCTAGTACTTCCTAGACTTTGCCTTAACGTTCCCAGTCCGTTTGCGCTTCGCTGTCAGAGGCTTAATACGCCTCTTCCTGGTCATTGCGGCATGCCCGCGTTTGTACCCCATACCTTTCGGCATTACTCTCTCCTCAGTAATAAGCCTTAGGTGCTTTCTTGAGCCGAGACTTCTTCACTATCTTCGACTTTTTCACCACCTTCGACCGTTTCTTCAACTTTGACCTTTTCGGCCTCGCTTTCTGCGCCATCAGTTGGCTCCTCAAATCTAGCCAATTTTTGAGCTTGCTCAGCGACTTGCAGCCGCAAAGCCTGAACCTCGGCATTTTCTTCTACCGCCAAGACTACTTCAGCCCTGCCATCCATATGAGCCAAGATTTTCTCAAGACTCTGTGGCGTTAGTGGAATAGAGTTAGCAATCACATCTGCTGGTACTCCTTCCGCATGCATTTTCTTGATCCGATGAAACTGGCGAACGTTTGCTCCTACTCTCATGGGGATTTCCCCTTATTTTAGTTAAATGGCAGCAAATCCTCTTGAAACCGCTCCATTAGGCGGTTAATCATGTTGAGGTAATTGCTAGAATTACCCGCCGGATAAAAGCCATCACCGTAGGCAATAGCGGCATCATCCTCGGTTAATGCGGGTATACCTGCACCTTCGCCCACGACATAGCCTTCTGCGCTTGGCGGGGTTCCAGTAACAAATGAAACAGCCCCCGGACCCACTGGGAAATTCGCTTCCTTTAGGCGGTCTCGGAGGTTCTCGAATGCTGTAATTACTCGTTGATTGTTGCCAATTGGCGCGACTCCGGGAACCAGAACCGTATGATCGGCTGCAACGTTATCACCCATAAAAATAGCAATTTCGCCAGCGCCAACAGTCAATGCACCGGCCGCCTCGGTTACTACCGTAAAACTCGGCTTCGAGTTAGCGATGCTATCAGAAATGATTTTATCCACTTTGTTCTCCGGTAAAAACGGGGTCCCGATACCGGGACCCCAACTCACACTTCGCCAGAAGTACGGGTTAAATCGTATCCAGCAGTTGCAGATTGACGATATGCTCGTCCTCAACCCGTACAGCCCCGATAGTCATGAACGAATAAATCCGCCATGCGAAGCTGATGGATGGGTCTTCTGCGACACGCGAAGTGATATCGCGATCAACCATCATACCGAGTGCTTTCTTGGTCATTGCAAAGCAATCGATATCAATGCCAGGACCTGTCGGATGGTTCAACCGTGTGGATACAATCCACTGGTACCCCATCCAATTGTCGATGTAGCCCATTTCTGCGAGGGCTTTAACATAGACATAATCGCCACTGGTCGCTTCCGTTAGCTGCAAGAGCTTTCGGGCCTGAACAGGGCCGATCACTATGCACTTCGGCTCGTCTGGATCGATATCGTTATCCAGGAACCTTTCAGTGACCTGAGTAACGAGATCGAAGTTAAGGCTGGTGTCGTAAACATCAACCGTGACCCCGAAGACTTTTTGAGAATCGGGGAATACATTGGCAACGCCTAAACCATCAAGCGCGGTGCCGGTCGCCGCCGCAATGATCTCATCATCGAACGCTCGCCTCATTGCATAGCCTTGCGACTGTGAGAGGTTGGAATTCGGATCAATGATCATCTGCACGATATCTTCTTGCTCGGTGGAATCACCGGTATCGTACGTTGTCGGGACTGACACACGTCTTGACCACGGCCAATCTTGAACCGGGGTCGCTTGGAGTCTAGTGGTTTTCACCTGCGCTTCACGAGTGCCCAACCGTTCCCAGTTGTGCTCTTCAGAGTTTACGCCACGTTCCGTGACTTTAGCTCGAAGTCGTGAAGGCATCTGTTGCGCAAGGTGACGCAAAATGCTTTCGAAAGTTGCTACGAAAACATTGTCAACAGTGTTAACCATGATTGGCTCCTACACAAATTAAAAGACAAAGTTTGCGCTTGGAGCTACCCGGTTGCCCGGACCCTCAGCTTCCAGCGTTCGTGCTGGCAACCGGAGGTGATAAAGGACCTAGAATTAGGCTACCCCCCATCGATCTCATTCGCGAACGAGTATACCACGCGACCCGGGGGGTCTGTCAACCCCTGGCAAGTTTCTTTAATTGCTCGACGTATTCCGGCCAGTTCGCTTCTTGGAGCTTACACCACGCAGTTTGCTCTTTCGGATCGCGGCTCGGATTGAGGCGACAGAAATCTGGCCTGTCCTCATAAATTTCGCAGAGGTTATCCTCCGTAAGGTGGATACACGCTTTGTCACCACGATCAAGCTCCGGGGCCTTGAACCCAACTAATCGGCAACAGGCCCCGCATTGCCAGCACTCGAACTTATCCGCCGCCAACCGCTGCCGCCCTATTCAGGTCAACAACACGCTGTACATATTCCTTATGCTGAGGATGCGCTCCATCCCAATAAGGGCCTTCGCGATCGCCCATGATTTCAGCTACCCGGGCCTTTGCCTCAGCAGGAGCGAGTCGACTTGTCGATTCATCCTTCTGGAAATTTATGCCTTCGCTGCCCAATTGCTTTCCTATGTTATGGAGCCATTTGATCGTACCCGCTGGAAGTTTACTATCCGCTGCTGCTTCCAGGAATTCTGCAGGTGCACCTGTTCCTTTCATCACGGACTGGACCAATTGGAGATTATCCTCATACACGATGCCCCATTCCTGCTTAAGGGCGCGAGTAGCCGCGTCAAATTCAGCGGTAGTTGTCTCCGCTGTCTTTGCGGTTTTCTCCACAAGCGAGGAGAGCATCCCCTTATACTGGGTCTTAGTTAGTCCTAAGCTATGGGCAAGATCAGCGAAATCCGCCATCTGCGTTGGGTCCACGCCATCGGGGTGTTCGTACCCGATAGCCTCCGATGGACGTCCCATACGGGTATATAGGGCATTCATTTGCTCCGCATTATCTGGGTCCGGTGTTGGGATAAGCCCAGGCACCTTTTCAGCGAGCTTTGTGTGAAAGCTCGTTAATGCTTCGTTCCCGGCATCTGGCCCGGGAATACGAATCGATGTTCCCATTGTCGCTTGAGCATCAATGAACTGTTTGGCCAATGCCCCAACATCTTCAACATCTGCTAGGGTCTTATGACCTCTTATTTCCTCAGGAAGACTGTCCTTCCAATTCGGCTCTGGTGGCATTTTCTTTCAACCTTATCATCTGACGAATGTATACTATAACATCCCGTTTACCAAGATTATAGCTCGTGGTATCGGGTTCCCCGGCTGTGAAGATTTCGTCCGCATCGAACTCCTCTTCCAGCGCTTCCAGGACCTTTTTACCATCTGGCGAAGTGAATATACGGTAAAAAAATCCTGATTTACTAACTACGTTGTCGACCGCTTGCTGTTTCTTACTACGCGGCTTCTTCTGCTCCTGGCTCAACTGGTGGTACCTCCGCTAATGCAGTCCTTCCTTTACCCATTGCCTCCATACCTGCGCCTTGTTCTTGTGCTTGTATGGCCTGTTGCTGAGCAGCCTGGGCCTCTTGACGCTCCCTACGAACCTGATTAATCTCAGTATCAGAATGCATCAATTTGGCCGGGACTCCTTCCAGCGATCCGAGTTCTTTAGCGATAGCATCCCAATCCGGGACGTCTAAAACATCAGGGGCAACTTCACCTAATTCAGCAAGTGAAGCGACCCACCGAGTCACGCCTTGGGCAATATCAGCTCGTTGTGCACGTACCAACGGTCCTGTGTAGATAATGTCAAGCTCGTTAGAGCCTTCGAAAACAACTCCGGGTGGCTCACCGAATTGATCGGCTCGATAGAGAATGTTAAATGTTCTCTGAATAAGCGGGTCAAGATAATCCGACTGCAATCTTCCAAGAGTCGGCCCGAGAAGTCGCTGCATAAGTTCATAACGAGTTTGAACCTCCGTCGCGGTCATTGCCGGAGATTCCTTAAGCTCCAACTGGTCTACGTAGAAGATGCTTCGGATCGATTGTTTAAGCTCCTCACGTTGGAGCTGACTTACATCGAACCGGGCACCTGACTCGTAGGGTTCCATTGAATCCATCGTGCGTACGACGGTTAGACCGGCAGGTTCCAAGTCGAGGTCGGACAGAAGACCCCGCTCTGTTACTTTCGTCGGAGGGTCGACAACCTTCTCTGTTGCTTTAAGAATAAGCTCCACGAGACTATTGATTGTCAGTATATCCGGCAGGGCTATCATTGCTGGGCCATGGCCCCACATCGACTTGGAAGTCTTACGCCATCGGGGTATAAAAGCGGGCATTTCGTAATATCCGCCCTCGTCCCCGAGTTCATAGGCGCTCTTATGGAGGATATATTTCATCCCCCACGGGCGTTCTTTAGGTGATAGAACATTCGAAACATCGGCATCTTTCTTATCGTCACGCGGGAAGATGACCATTACTACTTTTTCTTTGACGTCCATGCCCTGCGTTGTTTTGGATTTCTTGAGAATATCCTCAGGAACACCCTCCTCACCGAATTTGGTAACTATCTGAACCGGGGTCCACATATAACGACGGTATGCCCGATGTGCTTGACCCCGCCAATCTTGCTCAAACCACATTTCCTCGACCGGGACCGATTGAAAAATCAGGTTCCGGAATCGTCCGTTTCTCTCTTCAACCTCCTCGATAATCATCGAAGTGCCATATGTAACTAGGTCAAGGTATGTTTCATTGGCTTCGAGGTTGAAATTAGAATCCTGGAGCGCCGTATAACATATACTGGCAGCATTTTCGAGCCATGCCCGGGGTTCCTTGAGACTATTTAGTTCTGTGTTGCGGTACGCTAATTCGAACCAACGAATAGCGGGGCTAGTAAGACTACCATGTATACTAGCAGCAAGAGTATTAGCAGCGTCCACAGCCGTTGAGTCAAAAATCTCACGATTATCTCTCCACGTAACTGCATGCTCGGAGGTAATGTCGCGGAAGAAATCACCACGAAATGGGACCACCAGTTGATTGATAACTTCCCAAACATCCTCAACAGTTTTTCGTTGGGATACAAGGGAATCATAACGTCTACGAATTTCTTTGCCGTCCATTTCTTAGGCTTCCATCGTCATTGAACATCCAAGGATACATATCTTGGTAATTTGGCTTCTGGCGACTGGCATGTGAATTTAGTGCTGGTTTAACGTTATATCGTTGACTGGTATATTTTTGTCCCCCGATATAATCTCTCCACCCCACGGACAAGTATCGCATGGCGTCTGCCGGGTGACTTGCCCAATCGTGGAGTGGTTTATCTCGGAACATCTGTAACCGATCGTCATACTCCCTTCTATAAGAGTACAATCCATCTAAGAGCCTGCCAACTTTCGCTTCATTGAACCTCGCGCACCGAATGATCGCTCTTGTTGCGTCAATCCCATCCTGAACCGGGAGTTTCGGTACAATCTCGAACGTAAAGTTGAGACCAAGCGCGAATTCTCGCCTTGTCTTTCCTGTCGTCCAATCGGTGTTCTCAAGATCGTGGGGTCCTTGATGCTCGTCATAATCGTAGGGAAGCGAGCGGACGTCTCTAATCCATTCGTCAAGAGCCTTGTTCCGAGCTTCGAGGTAGTCGATGATAACCGGCTTGCCATCGTCGCCGCGCTGTGTAACAATAATGGCTGTCGCATCTCTAAATCCTATATCCCACCATGTTTGACAAGGTTTCATCGGATCGTGTGGGAAATCTCCGATCCGGCCTTCATCTTCCGCTAGGTTGAGTTCCAGAGTATAGAATGCTCCTTCCATACCCGCTTCAAACGAGCAAAAATACTCCTGAAGAATCTTCTCCTCAGCCATACCCTCAACCCGTTCTTGTGCAATAATGTCCGGTCCAATAACATGAGTTCCATCGGGCCGGAAGGTGTCGTCGACTGTAAGCAGGCTACAGAACCAGTTAGGATTACTCTTAGCCATATCATATAGCTTCTTCCCGTGATTCTTGCCTCTAGGGGTGTATATAAAGAGTGCCCACCCACCGTTCTCCGCCAAGATCGGGCGAATATAATCCCAAGCCTTTGGGTCCGCGACCGCGAACTCCGAGAATATAACACCAACTGGGTTAGTGCCGACGAGGCTATCATAGTTGTCACTTCCAACTACCTGGTAAATGCTCCCGTTCCGGAAGCGAATCTGCATATCCGAGTTGTTGATCGGGGATGCCAGATCGCGCATTTCCTTGGGAAACGCCTGATCTATCATCTTTCGACCTTCTCGGTCTATACCATCCCATATTACCCTCCGGCCCTGTTTGAGAGTTGGCAACATGTGCCAAATTGTTCCCACGCGCATTTGGGAGGAAACTGCCGATAATTGAAGGCAACAGGAGTCCTTTCCACCACGCCGATGCCATACGGCACAGCCACGTTTACGTTCAAGACCCCCCTCAAACATGTGCCGAAAAAGGGGAGCCTGGTAATCACGTGCTGCCCATTCATTCGGAAGGTTCAGTGCCATCGTCCTGCTCGCTATACTCCCCTTCCACAGTGATGCCCATAGCCTTATGATTGATGTTGATGGTTAGACCGCCCTTGACTACTTCAGCGGCCATGAAACCACTGTGACGGGCCATTAAATCGATCCCCTTACCGTATGCGGCCATATTTGTGACCTTTCCAGACCACCCAATACCGTCCCGGTCGACTCCATTGATTTCTGTCTCGCCCTTTGCTCTTGGGAGATACTCATGGAGCAACTCGTATTGGACCATATCAGCAGATATAAGAGACTCAGTAGCAAGCTCATTACTAAGTAGCTTAATAAAGCGAGCAACTTTTGGGTTTCTAAGAAGTTTTTTACCTGCATCTGCAGAGCGGCCAACACTAGTAGCTGCCCTGCGATGGTTAAAATCAACAAGGTAGTCATAGCAGAATAGCCGCTCTTGAGGATTAAGTTCCTGTTCGGCGGACCGTAGTTCGCTTTTCTGCTGCGATAATTCTTCCGTCAATGCGAGTTCTTGCTCGGCCAATTTCCCTCATCCTTTCGTTAAGCAAGTGGGTCCGTTCCTCAAGATTAAAAGGCTCGGCTGCTTCAACAATGGTCAACTTTGGAAGCTCTCTGAAAGTAGACTCTCTCATTCGGGAAGTATACCACGCTCCCCGGGGGGTCTGTCAAGTCCTGGCAAGGGAACAGCGAAGCAGCGACCCATATAGGGACACTGTAATACGCGTCCGCGCACGCGGAAAAAAAGGAATCGGCAATGGCGCGCTTTAAGGAGGCATCGAGTCCCCGCGCAACCCCCTATAACGCTAAACGCGGGCCGCGCCCCGGGGGGTGCCCGGGGGTCGGGCGCTCGTTCCTTGTTTGTCCGCGTGCGCGGTTCCTTGTTTTCTCCCCCGGCCCCCCCCCGGCTTGCGCGGCGGGCGGGGCCGGGCGGCCCCCCGGCGTGCCCCTTGCCGGGCCGGGTGCCCGTCCCCCGGGGCCTCTGGGGCCGCGTTTGCCGGGGGGGTTGCGCCGGGGCCGCGCCTGTGTTTTCCTTGGGGGGTCGGCGGCGGCCCCGCCCCGCGCCCCGCCGACACCGCCCGGAAGCCCGGCCCCCCGGCCAGCGCGCCGGGGCGGGCCGAGGCCGAAGGAGCGGCCCGAAGCGGAGCGAAGCGAAGCAGAGGAGGCCACGATGGCCACGAAGCGAAGCAAGGCGAAGGAAGAGGGCGGCCCACAGCCCCAAGGACCGAAGACGGAAGTCGACGGAAAACCCAAGAGGAGCAAGTCAGAGCAGCTCCGGGCGTACAAAGGACGGTACGAGACTTACCAGGCCCCCAACGGAAGCCTCAGCATGGACAACGGCGACGCAGCCGCGCTGAAGCTCCGGGGAGCCTCACCAGAAGTGGTGATGGCAGCAGCAGAGAAGCTGCGGGGACTGGAGCCAGGGACGTTGACCGAGCGGTACGCCGCGAGGAACAACGGAGCCAAGAGGATGAACGCAGGGAACATCATCCGAGGCTGCCTGAACCGTGATAAGACGATTCAGGACCTAGAGACGGCCCTCAAGGCCGCATCAGCCGAGATCAACACGGCTAGCTAGGAGCGCAGACAAGGGGCCAAGGACGGCCCCGCCCTTTCTATCAACACAGGAGTACAACATGTTCTTAAGATACGACGCCCTATCAGGGCATGGGGTTGAGGTTAGACCCCACGACGATGGCCTGGAATTGATTCCACAGACCAAGTGGAGTTCCAAGGCACAGACCAACTTCAGGGACTTCTGTCTCGGGATTGGCCTGACCGAGCAAGAATCCGATGAATTAGCTGGTTACGCAACAACAATCAGCATCATGGGGGCCATCAAGAAAGCAATGAGCTAAGGACAGCGCCACCGGGGCCAAGGACGGCCCCACTTATTCAGGGCCACAGAGGAACTAATCACATCGGCTAGGCCGCATTATCGGAATCCCGAATGACGGTGAGGGAAGGAGGGACTGTGCCCGAGTTCCGGGAACCCGGAAGCGGACCTAAACGCGTTTGGAAGCGGATTTATCCTTGGTGGGAACACGTTCACCAGGAAGCGAACCTATCTCTAAGCGAATTTATTCTGTTGTAAGAACACGTTCCCCAGAAAGCGAATCTATTCCCACGCCCAAAACGCGTTCCCCGGCAAGGAACAGGTCCCGGAGCGAACCAAGGGCGCGGGGAAGGCGCTCCGCTGGTCGCGGACGGAAGCGCGGGTGAACGAGTCCCTAAACCCACCGCTGCGACGAGTTACCGGTCCTGGGACCGGTTCGGGCCGCCCCTGAACCACTCGACCGGGGGAGGGTATTCGCGAATACATCCCCCTTTTTTCTCTCTTCTCTCCTCTTCCAGAGAGAAGGACCAGGAAGACCGGGGAGACCAACCCCGAACGACGGGGGCCGAAACACGGAACGACGGTCTTGCCGGTCCTTCCGGTCCTTTTCCTGGCTTTCGCGGGGGGCAACACAGAATTGAGGGGAGGGGGGTTCACCCCGGCTTGGTTCACGAACCAACACCCAGAAGGACCGGGCAACACGGGTTTATCACTGGAAGTGTTCTGGGCGTGATAAAGGGGGGCTTGACAGCGGCCCCCCGCTGTGTTATACTGGGGGCGCGCCCCGGCCCCGCGCAGAATGCGATAAACACAGAAGGGCCGGAACCCCAAACCCCCGGGGGAAATCGGGGGCGACACAGGAAGAGGAAATAACGTGAACACAACGTCAAGAAGGAGCGAGCCAGAAATGGTAACGTTCGGAATCGACGAAATCGACGGCGGGGAGGCAATAACACAGTTCTCCGCGAAAGATATCGAAGAATCCGCAACCTGGGGCGGCCCAGTAAGATATTGGTCGCAGTTTTTCAATTACACGGTTACTGAATTCAGAAGTGACCGAAACCACCTGGCAATGCAAGTAAGAGGGCCAGACCCGGAAGTTTGTAAGCGGCTCGTTCGAGCCTATTTCGACGCGGCGGCGGGAATAGACGCCGTAATCAGCGACGAAGCAATCCGGAAGCACAACAAGGAAAACCCATGAACGAAGAGCAACTGAGATTCGTCCGGGCGCTTTTAGCGCTTGCGATCGAAATGGAGAGGGTGTTATCGATGGAAGAGTGGCTCGGGGACGAAAGCTTCGAGAACTGGACCAAAGACGACACAATCGAACTTGATAAGCTGTTAGAGGAAGTAGGAAGATGAGTGAATACAGCGACGAAGCAACAGACCGTGTTTACACGGTGGTTGCGGTTTACAACGGAGAGCTTTCCAGCGTGGAAGTTTATAACACAGAGAAGGACGCGATGGAACGCGCACAGGAACTAAGGGACACAGGAATCCACTTTATCGATGTTGATGAACTGGAAATTCAATAACAGGAGAAATAGCAATGAACGTGCTAGAAATGGCAGAAGACCTGAAGAGGTTGGGCTTGCCGCCTGAAACCGAAATCGTAGCGGATTCGGATGATTGCGCTGGCCGGATAAGTGGTTACAGAATCGTGACCAACATGAGAACTGGTGAAATTATGATGGCTTTGATGGCCGACCGCGAAGCAATAGACGTGGAAGACCACCCTGCTTTCGAAGGAGAATGAAATGCCAGGCGTAACACAACTCGTAGAAGCCGCAGTAGAACGCGGTGCAACGTTTGAAAGCATGGGGACAGGCAAAGCAAGCCAACAAGACCTGTCCTATTACGTGTTAGAAATTGCAAGAGAAGCAGAAGAGAGAATCCCGTCAGAACCGTACAAAGACGGGGTAATCGGTGGGGCGTTGTTTGCAATTTGGACGCCGTAACATAGAAGCACAACACAGGAGCAATCATGAATACACTACCAATCAGTGTAACGACGACGAACGAGGAGATAAGCGAATTCCTCGAAGCGAATCCGCATTTGAGCCGTAAGATCATTACAGCGCAAGCGCGGCACGAACGCCGCGTAAAGCGGATACAACACCGTAAGGCAATGCAGGAGCAAGAAGATGGGAATTATCAACACGGCTAGTTTGGCCGCCGCAATCGAGCGAGAAACTGAGGGGATGGAAGACCCACCCGAGGGGAAGCGAGATTACGAAAAGGAGGCGCATTGGTTCGTAGCTTATCAAATAGCGGACGCAATGCGGGAAGACTACACAACCAAGGATTGGGCACATTTTGTGCAGGAAGGGATGCAACCACAGACCGATAAAGACGTGGAAGAGTGGCTTGTGCCGGAAGACGAACCGTGGGCGCAAGAAACGGAAGAGCACATAATCAGTGAAATCAGGAGATTCTACGGAATCAAGTAACAGGAGCCAAGAATGAGTAATGAAGAGACGCACGTTGTCTTGTGCGTTCTGGAAGGGGCAATCCCGGACGGACGCACTTACAGCGAGCTTAAAAGCCATGAACTGGCGATCATAGTGGAAGCACTAGACGCCCAGCTAGATGGGTTAATAAGCACAAAACGGGACCTCAGGAACTTTGAGCTTAAGTTTCATGAGGAATACATGGCAGAAGTAGCGGAAACCCTGGAGACAATCAGAGGGTTCATAGACCAAAATTACATAGGAGAATGATGTGGTTGTTTGGGTCGTAACAGTCGGAGGCGAGGTAAAACTCGTCTCCGCAGACAAGGATTACTTCAATAGAGTTACACAAATCATGGAGCAAACTGAGATCAAGGAGATCGTAGTAACTCGACTGGAACCACACCCCGATTACGAGGCGTGGCTCTAGTTTTAGTGATAAACTAGGACTTGACGGGAGCGGCCCCGTGTGCTACACTAGGGGCTGCCCCGGGGGGTCCGGGGAAGGAGAAGGTAACATGCCAGAAAACTGCGAAATGACAGTAAGAGAGGGAATCCTCACAATTACGGTGAACCTCAACAAGAATCTGGGACTTAGCAAATCCCAAAAATCACAGGTAATCGCTACAACACGGGGCAACGCAAGAGTCCCGGGGGCCGATGAAATCATGATCGGCCTGAACGTCTACAAGAAAGTGTGATCGCTGGTTGTCCCTTCAATGAGGGGCCAACCTGGGAATCATCCCACACAGGAGCTTATGATGTTCATACAGCAAATGAAGGAAGAATTGGTAAGGGAGCAAGAAACCCTGACCAAAACAGCCAGTTGGTATCATTCCAACAAGGCTGAAATAGGCAGGGTTGCTAGTGGATTGAACAAGATAGAAATCCAACGGGCAACGCTGTGCGGCCAGTGTGTTGACCTCTCAATCACGGGAGACAGGCACACGCTAAACGCGATCTTCTCAGCCTTTCGCAAGTTGGGCTACGAACCCACAGATCGCCCAACCGACAAACCCGATCCGTCATTCAGTTGTCATTGGGAACACACGACAGAAGATGCCAGATTTTGGCTCTACTTCTCGTCGAGTAAGTGTACCCGAATCAAAGTCGGCACTGAGACCCGGGAAGTCGACCTTTACGAGGTAGTTTGTGAATGAGCGGAGAAACCCCGCTGGCAGCGCCGATTGACGGTTATGAGGTAATCGTCATTCGGCGCGAGCCTGATAAATACAAGCAGGTGAAGGTGATACGTCTTAACCTGAATCGTGTGGGCGGTGCCCACGTTACGAACGCAGAATCCTTGATCCAGCAAATCGAGGACGCTGTGTTCCTTAATGAAGAGGGGGTGAGGTAAATTGAAACTCTGATAGAACTTGGGGAAGTGGTGCTAGGTTTCTTTGCACTATTTCTATTTTTCTCGTTAATCGGTTACGGAGCGAGTCTATATGACAAGCACAAAACCCGCAGGATCGCTAGAACCGATGAAGACGAGCGTGACTAAATGGCACCACGGTATTGATGCAAGCGGCCTTACCCAATTAGAGGCTTTGGCCAAAGATATCAATAAAACCATAGACGCCACGGTGAAACACGTAGCCCGGGGCAAAATCAAGGTAGGGAAACTCCTTCTTGAAGCCCGGGCTATGTTCATCGAGGATCAGGCGTTTGGTAAGTGGCGCAAGGACAATACGCTCGTTCAATCGAAACAGCACGCTCATTACCTGATGAAGGTAGCTGAGCGATTTCATGACGCGCCTCAACTCATCGATGGAGCGAATTATTCAGTGCTACAAGAACTGATACTCGCTGAACAGAAGGATATCGAATGGGTTGAAGCACGTATTGAGTCAGGAGACCCACCAACAATGGTGGAAACACGGGAGCAAGTTAAGAAAACCAAGGGCACAAGTAAGAAGGCCCTAAAGATGAGTGGTAGCCTCAAGCACGTCCAAATGGACGCGCCCAACACTCCTATAAACGCGCTGGTGCAGTTGGGTCTGACCCGACGAATCCAGCAAGTAGTGGAGCAGGGAATTAAGGGAATTGAGGGGCATCTTGTAATCCTGGGAATGGACCCAGATCCCCAATGCCCATGCCACCCAGATACGCTGCTTGGAATAAGGACAGAATGGGTAGAAGCAGCAGAAAATGACCATGAGGAACATGTGGTCACAACATCGTATAGCGCAGTTTACAAGGAGTTTAAAAACTGGAACACTCGCTCATAAACAGGGGCTTGACAGCACCCATGGGTGCTGTGCTATACTGGTGTACGTGGGGCGGGCCATACTGCCGCCCCATTTTTTAACGCCAGAAGGAGAAACCAATGGCTGACAAAGAAGCAGTAAAAGAGGTAAAGGTAAAACCTAACCTCGAAACTTACGTTAAAGGCGTAAGTGGTAGCGGCAAACGCACTATGCGTTGTAAGGACCAAGTTGCAGAGTCGCTTGATGGGTTCACGCTTGAGGAAACCTACCGAGTTGCAGCAGAATTGACCGACGTTTCGGCCAAGGAACTGCAAACAAAGTACGGTCACTTAAACGTGGGGATGCAGCGCATGAACCTGGGCAACCGGATTCGTGGCGCTATCGCCAAGCAGGATAAGGCCCGCGAGAAGGACAAGAGCATCGCGAATGGCCTGAAACTCCTGCAAGTCGCGTGTGACAAGCCTCGTGAAGCGGCTGACAAACGCGCAACCGCTAAAGCGGCTAAGGCAAAAGAAGCCGAAGCCAAAGCAGCGGCGAAAGCCAAGGCAGAAGAAGGAAAAGGTAAGTCTAAAGCTGCCTGATGGCCTTCGAGTTTAAGCAACCTCCAATGGGCCACCAGTTGGTGGCCTTGCGGAGGGCCTGGAATAAGAACGAGTATGCCCTGTTTCACGAAATGGGAACAGGAAAAACGTTTACTGCTATAAATTTAGCTGCAGCACGTTACGGAGCGGGTCAAATAAACGCTCTTGTTGTGATCTGCCCCACCCCAATTAAAAACATATGGGAGGATGAACTTGAAAAGTTCTGTCCCATAAGCTACAGTACCTGGATTTACGAATCTGGGGATAAACCTTCTATTTGGATACGTGAAAAGCGTGATGAACTAAAAGTCTTCATAGTTGGAGTTGAATCGCTATCGATCAGGAATGGTCAATCGGTCCAACAGCTAGAGTATTTTCAACGATTTCATAAGTTCATGTGTGTGGTAGATGAAAGCTCACGCATCAAGAACTGGAAGGCCGCCCGTTCACAGACTGTTGTGAAAGTGGGTGGTTGGGCAGAATACCGGCTCCTGCTGACCGGAACTCCCGTCACACAGGGTTTGGAGGATTTGTTCGGGCAATTCCTCTTCTTGAACAGGGGGATAATTGGATGTAAAAATTTCTTCGTGTTTAGGAACAAATACTGTGTGATGGGGGGTTTTCAAGGTAAGCAGGTGCTGGGCTACCAGTTCCAGGAACACCTATTCGAAAAAGTCAAACCCTATGTTGACTACATAACCAAGGACGAATGTCTTGACTTACCAGACAAGGTTCGTCCGGGGCCAATTATCGTCCAGCAATCTGACGAGCAAAAGCGAGTTATGAAACAGTTGACCGATGAATTTACCATGATTGATGGGTTAGACGAGATTACGGTGTCAACAGTCCTGGAGCGAATGCTAAGATACCAGCAAGTTATAGGGGGAACGTTCCCATATGAAGAAGACGGTGAATATCACACGAAACCCATACTAGGGAAGAATCCGAAACTCGATGCAATGATGGAGTATATAGATGACTTACCGGAAGAAGCCAAAGTTATTATATGGGCTAGGTTTGTACCAGAGATTCAGTACATTACCAAGGTTATCACTGAGGAATATGGGGCTACCTCTATCGTGCCTTTCTATGGCGCAACAAGCGGAGAGGAACGTAAAGCGAATAGCCGAGCGTTCCAAGAAAACCCACAGGTACGTTTTATTGTCAGTAATCAGACGGTCGGAGGATATGGACAGACTTGGACGGCTGCAACTTACGTTATCTACTATTCCAACACGTTTTCATACGAGGATAGGTACCAAAGCGAAGATCGCGCTCATAGAAAAGGACAACACAATCACGTTACGTACCAAGACATTGAAATGGCTGTACCACAGGATCGCATGATCCTTAAGGCTATAAGAAAGAAGAAGGACCTTGCGTTAATAGTGGAGGAAGCTTTGTCATAAACCAGTACTTGACAGACCCCCCGGGTGCCGTGGTATACTGGTGGGCCACGTGGGGCACCGCCCCATTACACAGGAGCTACTTATGGAAGACACAGAGTTGGAAGAGCGCCTTATGCGCTTTAACGGATACGGTTACGATGAACTCGTAGCCTCAATGATGGGGGCGGACGAAGCCTATAAGGCGGCAAAAGCCGAGGCTTCCAGGCTATACGAAGAGTTTAAGTTCGTCTCCCGCACCGTTATCCCCCGCCGAATGGATGCGGATAACGTGCAGAACATCACCGTCATTCTACCTGACGGTAGCAAGAAACAGCTGATCATTCTCGACCAAGTGACTGTTAAGACGCCAGCCGAGAATAAGCTGAACCTTTGGGAGTGGTTGCGTGGACACGACGCAGAACACCTGATCACCGAAACGGTGAACTCCTCAACCTTGGCTGGGTACATTCGAGAGCAGATGCGGCAAGGAGAACCATATCCTGCCGACTTGCTCGAGATAAGCTCGTACTCCACCGCCTCGCTTCGCAAAGCCTGAAGAGGCTCCTGTGTCCCGGTTTTGGTCCCCCGGCTTGCGGAAATTGGACTACTGGTGGGGCTACGGCCCCACCTTTTACCTGTTAAATGGCAACACCCCCGCCGGAAGAGGGGTTGACTGGAGGGAAAGACCCTAGAATCGTAAATCGTAAATCGTAAATCGAGAAAGGAGAAAGGAGAATGGCAAAAGGTAAAGAAGTAACAGTGGCGTCCAGTACGGACATTGCAGAGAGACCTTCGTGGATGGGTGAAGGTACTCGAGGGTCGGAAGAGGTCGGCATACAAGACCTCACGATTCCTCGGCTGCAGATGGTTCAGAGCCTAAGTCCTCAGCGTAAGAAGAACGAGGCTGAGTTTATCGAAGGCGCTGAAGAAGGTATGCTGTTTAACTCAGTGACAAACGAACTTTATCCCGAGTTTGTGCTGTTTACACCGGTATACTTCCGTATGGAGTGGGTAGTTTGGAAGAATCGGGATGCTGGAGGCGGATTTGTGGGAGCTTATCCTACACAAGATGAGGCAGTTGCCGCAGTCGCCGCTCACCCTAATGCCGGTCAAACGACAGAAAAAGGTGAACCAGTACTCGAGGTTTTGGACACAGCCCAGCATTTCGGGCTGCTACTTGACCCCAACTCACCAGCCGAAGACCCACGGGCTACTGAGATTGTTATCTCAATGTCCCGATCTCAGTTGAAACCGTCCAGACAGTTCAATAGCCAAATCCGCATTGCGGGTGGTGATCGGTGGGAGCGTTATTACAAGCTCTCCGCCGTGATGGTTAATGGACCTCGGGGCGATTATTACAACTGGAAGGTTCAGCAACTTGGATTTGTCTCTGAGGGGGTCTATGCGCAAGCAGAGGCCCTGTACGAGAGCGTTATATCCGGGCAACGCGACGTAGATCGTGGCGAACCTAAATCGACAGAAGAGGACGATGATAACATGTAAGTGATTTGGGGTCCCGGTGTCGGGACCCCAGTTTATCGCCAGAAGGAGACGTTATGAGCACAGCAATTAACGCAACACCTACGGAAAAGAAAATAAAGGAGCATTTGGTTCAATCTGTGGAATTGTTATTCACAGGAAGCGGCAATGGAGGAAGATCATTCGTCAGGGACTTGACCAAAGATCAATATGTCAGAATACAAAAATGCACTGGCATCGACTTTAGTGCCCTAATCGCAATAAGGGAGAAACAGTAATGGCATTTGAGCACAATCCCAATAAGGGTTCGATCTTTAAGAATGATCGAAAGGAAAAAGAGAGCCAACCCGATCACAAGGGCGATGCAAGAATAGTGTGTCCCCATTGCGACAAGACCCACGATACCTGGATTTCAGCGTGGGTCAACGATCTTAAGAACAAGCCGGGTAGATATTTTAGCCTAGCCTTTACGCCGAAGGAGGATCAACCTGATATGGCACCAAGTACACCGCCAGCACAGGGTGACTTTGACGACGACATACCGTTCTAGTGTATCCCAATCTACGCAAATACCCGTACTTTGCGTACGATACGGAGACAACCGGATTACGTTATCCTATTGATAAGGCCTTTGCCTGTTCAATAGCCGTACCCGGGGATTCATGGTACTTTGATTTCCGGCGACAGCCTAAAGCCATCGAGTGGTTAAATGATTCCTTTGCTGAATTACCCCAGCACTCCCGGATTATTTGCCACAACGCGCCATTTGACGCGTGTATGTCGGCTGTCGCCGGGATTTCAATCCCCCTACATCTATTAGATGACACAGTTGTACGTGCTTGTCTGATCAATGAACATGAGGCCACTAGATTCCCTTGGAATAAGAATCGTAAGCCCGGGGGCTATAGCCTTGATTATCTTTGCCGGAAGTATATCAAGAAGAAGAAGCTTGAGATTGATGTGACCAATATAGCTGATCTTCCCTATGAGGAAGCTGCAGAGTACGCAAAGCAAGATGCGGTGCTTACTCTAGAGCTTTGGGAGTGGCAACAAGTAGAAATTGAGGCCCAGCATCTAAACCAGATCGAGCGGCTTGAACGCCGCTGTATGCCTGTAATCATAGAGTCCCAAATGGAGGGAATACGGGTCGACCTCGATGAAGCTGAGTGTGCAATGGTGCGAATGACGCCCCATATCAAAAAGCTCCAGAACGAAATAGATGGCATAGCAGGGTGGGAATTTAATGTTAATTCCGGCCCCCAGATGATTAAGTTATTTGACCCAACCAAGACTGAATCAGGCTGGTGGGTTGGCCGCAATAGGATAGGTATAACGGATAAGGGGGCACCTAGCTTCCGTAAGGAGTACCTTGAAGAACTCGCAGAGTTTGACCCACGTGCGCGTTTGGTTACAAATATCCGATCCGCTCTTAAAACACGGGATACTTTTCTGGCCAAGCATATCCTTGAACACGCCATTGGAGACCGTGTTTACCCCACCATCAATCAGACAGTCCGGGAAACGGGCGGTACAAAGTGGGGACGTCTCTCTTATGTCGATCCTGCCATGCAACAAATCCCATCCCGCGACAAGATTACGGCATCAATCGTTAAGCCCTGCTTTTTGCCTGATGAAGGGCAAGTATGGTTGGATTATGACTTAGCCTCATTTGAGGTACGCATCTTTGCCGCCCTTGCCGGGATGTATAACCCCTATCTCGTTAGACTCTATCAGAAAGACCCCCACTTAGACTTCCATGATCTTGTAGCCCAACTCACAGGATTGAAGCGCAATGCGGAGTATGGGGGAGAGCCAAATGCTAAGCAACTCAATCTCAGCATGATCTTTTCCCAAGGTGCTGGGGCAACCGCCCAGAAAATGGGCCTTAAGACCACAGACGCGGAGTTTACAGATGAATGGGGAGACACGATTAAGTACCAACGTGCAGGTGACGATGCATATCGAATTATCGACCAGTATCATGCGAAAGTTCGGGGGGTACGCAAACTGGCTGAAACGGCTCGTAAGATTAGTGAGCGACGAGGGTATTTACGAACTAAGTATGGACGCCACGTTCGTTTCCCCAAGAAGTACAAAACCTACAAAGCTTCGGGCATCCTTATCCAAGCAACGTCCGCAGATATCAATAAAGAAAATTGGAGCCTGATAGATGAAGCATTAGACAGCAGAGGGAGGATAATCCTTAATACGCACGATAGTTACGGTATGTCAGTTAGTATGGATAGTGTAAAAGGAGTCATGGAGGACGTCACAGGGGCAGTTGAGCGAGAATTTTTAGGAGTACCGCTAATACTGGATTGTAATGGAGTAGGGCCGAACTGGTGGTTGGCCTTAGGAAATTAGGGGATAGAAATGTTGTTACCGCTAAACGACATACAAGAGATAGACCGAATAAAAGATTTTAATACAAGGATACACCAAGCTGCGCTATTATACGCCCAACACGGTATTCCTATTGTGCCTCTCCGGCCAAACTCTAAAATACTGCCGGAAAAGCGAACTGGTATCAATTACTTTTCACGATCCACTAAACCCAAGACCATGGACAAGTGGTTTGGGGAGAATGGCCGGTATCAAGGATGGAATCTTGGGATACCCTGTGGGGAGGACCTATTTGCCGTAGACCTGGATTTACATGGTCGAGCCAATGGAATAGAAGCTTGGGCCGAGATAAGTGCGGATAGGGCAATAAAGTGTCCCATGCAACGGACCCCGACCGGGGGCGAGCATTTGCTCATGCAATGGAAGGATAATCTCACGAGTAGCTCCGGGAAGCTCGGCCCGGGCATCGACACCCGTGGCGGCGACGGACAGCCCCGCTCCCACATAGTCGTGTGGCCCTCTAAGACCGACGATGGCTCGTATAGCTGGGTGACGGGGGGCGACATACCCGAGACACCCGAGTGGGTCAGTGACCTGCTGGGAATACCCTGGGCCGCTAAACCCGGGCTAGGTAATCAAGGAGTAGGACAAAATGACTTGGAGGTACAGTATGGACTCAGCCAAATCGCATCAATGTTGGACCACATTGACTCCAACGTTTTATCGTACGAAGAATGGCTATTTGTGGGACAGGCAATTAACTCTCAGTATCCCGATAAAGACGGTCTTGGACTTTGGGATGCATGGTCCGCTGGCGGGGAGCGTTACATATCCGGCGAATGTGAGAGTCGTTGGCCTGGATTCAATCCCGCTGGCACCATACGAATCGGTAGTCTTATCTATTTCGCCAAGCAAGGTGGATATGATCCTTCCAGTGATCCCGCTAGGTCGGGAGACTTCCAGGAATTGGTAAAGGTTATGAATGATGATAATGCTATACTCCTAACCGGCGGCAAGGTACGCATCGTACACCGGGATAAGGTGGGCGGAATCCACATAATGGGCACCCAAGATTTTAACACCCTGATGTACAACCGTAAGGTATCGATCCCGGGCAAGAAAGGCAGAATACCGACCGAGGCTGACATTTGGATGGCACATGTGGATCGTCGTGAGTGTATTAGGGGTATGGGATTTTTCCCAGACGAAGAGCTATGGCACAACGGCTACGTCAATCTGTGGCAAGGCTGGGGGGTCAAACCCGAAGAGGGAAATTGGGCCTTATTCGACTATCATATAAAAGAAATCCTGTGCGAGGGCAATGAACAGCTGCATAATTTTGTCCTCGATTGGGTGGCTGACATACTGCAAGACCCAATGAACCCCAAAGGTACTGCAATAGTAATGCATGGTAAAGAGGGAGTCGGCAAAGGGACCTTTTGCGAAATGGTGGGCAAGATGGTGGGCCAAGCCCACTATAAACATGTGACTAATGAACGTCACCTTACTGGTAACTTTAACTACCACCTAATGGACGGATTATTTGTATTCGCAGACGAGGTGATTTATGGCGGATCAAGATCGACAGCTGGGATTCTCAAGTCAATGGTCACGGAGAAATTCTTGGTATGCGAACGAAAGGGCGTGGATAGCTTTATGTATGAGAATAGAGCTAGACTCGCGGTGGCCAGTAATGAGGACTGGTTTATACCGGCTGGACCTGAATCCCGCCGCTGGCTCGTATTGGAGGTGTCCGATAAACATGCTAACGAGAGACCCTATTTCAACGCTCTCTACGATCAAATGGAAGATGGCG